TTCAAGGGTGATATTGTACCAGGACAGTCATTTGAAAAAATGAATGTTGAGTGTAAGTTTTATGCTGATTTTCCGTTTCATTTAATACTTACCGGGGAGTGTAAAGTATTAGATGGTTGGCTAGCACAACTTATGGACGTAGCCGATCCTAATGATGTAAACATTTTGTTTATGAAATTTAATCGTAAGGGTCGGTATATTGCTGTACAAAGCAAACTAACATGGGTTGCTGATAACTTCACTTATTACACCTCTCAAAAACACGGAGACTGGATGATTTTCGAATTTGATAGTTTCTTCTTACATAATACTCAATTAGTAAAAACATATTGTAGTTCAACAGACACCACGTCAAATCAAAAAATATTAACTATTAACACATAAAAATTTGCTGGCTCAGTTTGTGAGTCCTCCTTGAGTTTGTACAGATAGTGCTGTGCTGACGGATCTGGAGTATGCATGAACAGCAATGTTCATGGAAAACCGAGAAGGCTCTCGTCAAAGCGAACCTTCAATGAGTCTATATCTAACTCTATCTTGCGGATATAGAACATGCGTTGTCGAAGAACCAATTGAAAGACATTGGCAGCTTCACTACAGTCCCAGAAACATTACAGGACAACCGGTTGCGTATAGTGTCAGAAAAAGGCAATTATACGGGGAATAGATGGCAAAGGATGACGGGCATGGCAAGTTTCCATTGGTAGTGCAAATTTGCACTACCATGGCTTCAAAGCGGCAATATATTCCTAATCAAATAAAGTTTTTGAGAATACAGAATTGTAGAAAAATAAGACCGAACGAAGTGAGGTCTTAGATGAACGAAGTTCATCTCTTAATAAGACACCCAATGTTAGATAAATGAATAATTACGGTTAAAAGAATGGCATTGATGTTTTCTTGGTTACATCTAAGTTTTCTTCAACTATTTTAGAAATAATAGCACGTTCATCTTCGGACATATTAAGGACATCCTCATAGGATATCCCTCCCCTCATGTACCATGCAAACTTTAATGCATTACGTTTAATACTTTTAGTATCTTTTTCCATATCATCTAACAGCTTCTGAATCTCTGGGGGTTTCAGAAATAGAAGCCTCATTCGAAAAAATCTGTTACATTCAATGCTAGAGCCTGTTCATATTCGTGACTACAGTTAACACATCTAATTTTTTGTGGTTTAGTTGTTGAATTTTCTCGTATTTTGCTCACCTGCAATCTTATATTTTCGTAAGCATTTCTGTCACAATGTTCTAAAAATTCTTGTATAAAGTTACGGTCAGTTACTACTTGATCATGTATTGCAATGGATTCTATTGTATGATTTACTAAACCCATATTTACTTTAGTAATCATTTTCATAATTTCACTAGTTTTTGCTTGTCTAGCATTTTCATCTTCAATCCCTTGCATTGTTGCAATTTCTCGTTGCATTTGGAATTGTGCTAAATTTGCATCATTGACTTCTTTATAACTCAACGGTCTAAATCTAACTTGTAATTCACCTATTATTAATGGGTTACTATAATCATCTGCTTTTATAGTAGCAAGTAGTTGAGATAAGTTAATTCCATATTTACCCTCATTTTCACATTTTGGGCACTGTGAATCTATATCTAAATCATTGCCATTTGTGGCTGCTCGGATAGCAACAAGGATGGCATCTAAATCCATATTTGGTATAGACCATGGATCTTTAATTCCTGGAATGCAACTTTTAATAATGTCAGCAACTGCACTTCCATTAAATAGTGCATCTGGGGTTTTACTAGTGATTTCATCAATTGCAGTCATTGGATATACCGGAAGTTCGCCTGTTTCAGGCATGTCAATTGCCCCTGGTGGGTAAAATGAACCCTTACTAGGTAGGGTTAGGTGCAATGCAGGTCTACGAAAATACTGTCTTAAGGGGTTGTTGTTCATCAATGATTCTCCAAATTTATGTATTTTTACAAACAATAAATACAAGTGAACTATTTATAGTTCCAATATTACGGGGTAAAATTAAATGGCAGATTTATCGGGTGCATCTGACGACATACAGAAATTTATTGACGCAATGCGTAAAGCAACCTCAGCCATGGATGAGGGGCAGGATCTCGCCAAAGAATTAATAGATAATGAAAGAGATCGTAATAGAGAAATAGATAAAGAATTTGCTAAGTTAGGTTTAACTTTAGAAGATCACGGCAAAATAATTGATAAAGACAAAAAATCGTTAGAAGATCGTGCAAAAAACGAAAAAATAGTAAACGATGCTTTAAAAGAATCTGGTAAGGTACGTGCTGATGCTACTAAGGCAGAAATAGATGCATATAAACTAACTCAACAACAAAATACTTCTTACCAAGCACAATTGGAATCAATGGGTAGAACTATTGATGAGTATGGTAAAATAACCGATACTACGGTTAGATTGAATAAAGCACAATTAATCTCATTAGCACAAGAAGCTAAAAAAGACGCTGAACATCAAAAGATGGTTAAAGGTGCTCAGGCTGTTGCTACTGGGTTTGCTGACTTTAGAAAAGCACTAGCAACTCAAGCATTATCAAGTGCATTTAATCTGTTAACTGCCGGAGTGATGGGAACTTATAAAGGTATGCTTGCTATGCAAGATGCCTTGCTTGAGGGTCGTGAAGGTGAGACTGTTCAAGCAGCAGCAGTTACTGCACAACTTGAAGAAATGGCAGGAGCATTAAAGAGTTCCGGCGAAGGATTTGTTAGTTTAGGTGAAAAAACAGCATTAGCTGCCGTTGAAATGGCTGCTGTCAGTTTGCCAATGGCAGGATTAGCACTTGCTCTTGCGGGATTAACTTGGTTGTTTGGTCAGGCTCAAAAAGCCGAAGCAATGAATATAGAATTGCAGGCCAAACGTACCAAACAACAAGCAGAACAAGCAGAAAAATTATACGACGGTTATCAAAAACTATCATCTGCATCAATGATAGGTTCACGTGGACTACAAGGATTGTATGATGACCTACATAAAATGGGTCTTTCAGTAAGTCAATTTGAAAAATTAAACAAAGTACTACAAGAAAATCAAAAAGAAATCAAGTTATTTGGCGCCGGTATGGTTGACGGTGCTAAAAACTTTTCAGAGCAAGCAGGGAAATTAGTAAATTCTAAATTGGGTGGTCAATTAGAAGCAATGGGTATAAGCCAAGAAGAACAGTTTTCTCATATGGCAAACTTCATGGCTCAGCAATCTAGATTTGGTCAAAAAATAAATGGAGATCAATCAAAAGCAGCAGCAAATTATATTGGAGAACTTGATAAATTAGCACAAGTTACTGGTGCTTCACGTAAAGAACAAGAAGATGCTAGAAAAGCCATAATGTCAATTAATCAGTTACGTGCAGCAATGCTAGAGGCTGAAAAGAAAGGCGATACAAAAACACTTGAAAAACTACAACGTGCATATGAAACTTCATCAGCGTTATATGCTGCTGGCTTAAAAGAAGAAGGTGGTGCATTAGCAAAATTAATGGCTGCGGGTGGTGCACCTACAGATGCTGAAACTGCTAGAGTACAGCAGGCTATGGGTGGTAAAGGTGGTGCTATTGAAATGATTGAGACTGGTCAAGGTTCTCAATTGGATAGAACAAAAGCTGCTGCTTCAGGATTACAGAAAAAGGAAGAGCAGTTTGCAGGCACTAACAAATATACAGGAGGTACCGCAGGAGTAACATCCCAGAATATAGGTGCTATAATAGACCTAAATAAATCGTTAGAAGAAACAGACAAAGCGGCTAAAAAAGCTGGAATGTCAACAGATGAATATCTTAAAAAACAACGAGAAGCCGCAGATGACGCCAAGAAAGCAACAGGTACTAGACGAGAAAACCGTGAAAAAAAATTAGCAACCGATGATTTAGTTAAAGCAGGTGGCGGTGGGCCAATGGAATCATCTAATATGATGATGGATGCTGCTACTAAATTTTCAAAAGCAGTTGGTTCTTGGATTGGTGGAGTTATGGATTGGCTATTTGGTGACAAATGGTGGGAAAAAACTAAACAAGCCTTTTCAGACATGTGGGACAAAACTACTGAAGTCTTTTCAAATATGTGGGAAGGCACTAAAAAAATGGTCTCTAATTTAGGAGACGCATTTGGTAAAGCATATGATTCTGGTAAAGAAATGTTATCAGATTTAGCAACTTCTATGGTTCCTATAGTATCTAAGATTGGAGAAGAAGTTGGAAAAGCATTTCAGGGTATGATTGATAAGATAATTGAATCAGTTAAAAGTATCATAAAAATGATTCCTGGTGCTAGTACAGCAATAGAAGCAGGTGGGAAAGCAGTAGATACAGTTAAGGGTGCTGCATCATCTGTTGCTGGAGCAGCATCAAGTGCATGGGGAGGAGTTACAGGATTCTTTGGAGGCAACAAATCAGCAGCACCGGCGGCAGCACCAGCAGGTGGTGGCGGGGGAGGTGGTGCAGCACCAGCACCAGCACCTGCAGCAGCACCTGCTGCTCGTAGTATGGGCGGCGGTGGGGGAGGCGGGGCAGCCGCACCTGCAGCAGCACCTTCAGCGGCACCTCCAGCAGGTGCTTCAGATAACAAAGGACAAACAGAAAAAACAGGAGGATCTACCCCAACAGAAGGTAAAAAATCTTCAGGTAGCAAAGTATCAATGGGAGAGTCTCAAATCAAAGATATGATTAAGGCTCATGAAGGGTTTGTTCCTTATCCGTATAAAGATACAAAGGGTCTTTGGACTATTGGTGTAGGACATTTAATTGGTAACGGAAAATCATTACCTGAACAATATTCAGCATATGCAAACAATGGTGCACCTGGTGCAAAGGGTAATAATACAACACCTGTTCCAGATGATCTCAACAAATTATTTGATGAAGATTATGCAAAACATAGAGCAATGGCAGAAAAAGTTCCTATGTTTGATAAAATGTCACCTGGAATGCAAGGGGCATTTACTGATCTTGCATTCAATATGGGAGGAAGTTGGTGGAATGATTGGAAGATACTACAAGGTCAAATAAAATCTAAAGATGCCCCTGCTGTTGCTGAGAATTTGCGAAGTGCAAAATGGGCAAAAGATGTTGGTCCTAAACGTACAGCAAATGTTACTGGATTGATTGAATCAGGATTTCAAGCCAAAACAGGTGGATTGTTTGATGGCCCAACTGATGGATACGGAGTTGAATTGCATGGCAGAGAAGCAGTAGTTCCTATGCCTAACCCAACAGATAAATTAGTAGTTCAAAAGGATGTTGATAAACAACCGTTGGACACTGTTACATCGGGGCCTCAAACAGGTGGAACAGATACTATTAAAGAAATTTACTCAATGAACGCTGATGTTATGGAGATGTTAGCCGACAAGTTAGATACTATGATTGCAAAAATTAGTGATAGTAATGACATACAATCAAAATTATTAATGCATTCTAGGACATAACGCTAAATACTAGATAATATTATGTCCTACAAAAAACGTTTTACGAATAAAAGTGGTATTTCCAGCCCAATAGGAGGCGGAAATAGTAACACCGGCGCATGGAATGGCAGTCCGGGACAAAACGCTTCATCTACCGGTGGTTGGAATAACCACGAGATGGGCTATAAAAACTACATGAGTAGACTTCCAGAAGTCTATACAGGTCACCCTAATCGTATTGAACGATACAACCAATATGAAATGATGGACGTTGATGCTGAAATAAATGCATGTTTAGACATTATTAGTGAATTCAGTACACAGAAAAACGAACATAACGATACACCATTTAATTTAGCATTCACTGAGGATCCAACTCCGCATGAAGTAGAATTGCTTAAGACACAACTACAACAATGGTGTAAACTAAACGAATTTGGAACAAGAACATTTAAAATTTTCCGTAATACTATTAAGTATGGAGATCAAGTTTTTGTTCGTGATCCAGAGAACTTTAAGTTATACTGGATTGATAATACAAAAGTTATTAAAGTTATTGTTAACGAAAGTGAAGGCAAGAAGCCAGAACAGTATGTTATCAAAGACATTAACATTAACCTACAGAATCTTACTGTCGCACAAAAAACTAATTCAGACTTTGCTGCTAACCCAGCAACTGGCTTAGGTGGCACAGGAGGCGGCTCAGGAGGCGGCGGTGGAGGTGGATATACTGTTCCAAGTATGCCCTACAACACTACCGGTAGTCGTTTCACATTAGGACAAAGTGAAAGTGCTATTGATGCTAAACACATTGTCCACTTGAGTTTAACTGAAGGCTTGGATCGTTTTTGGCCCTTTGGTCAAAGTATCTTAGAGAACATTTTCAAAGTTTATAAACAAAAAGAACTATTAGAAGATGCGGTTCTTATCTATCGTGTACAACGTGCGCCAGAACGTAGAATGTTTAAAATTGACGTTGGTAACATGCCAAGTCATTTGGCTATGGCATTCGTTGAACGTATTAAGAATGAGATTCACCAAAGACGTATTCCATCAGTAAATGGTGGTTCAGCAATAGTTGATGCTACATACAATCCATTATCAATGAATGAAGATTATTTCTTCCCAGTCACTGCTGATGGTCGTGGTAGTAGTGTTGAAGTATTACCCGGTGGACAGAATCTTGGTGAAATTGATGACTTAAAGTATTTTAACAATAGATTAGCACGTGGCTTACGTGTTCCAAGTTCATACTTACCCACTGGACCTGATGACAATACTACACCATTGAGTGATGGCCGTGTTGGTACTGCTATGATTCAAGAGTTCCGTTTCAATCAATATTGCGAACGACTACAAAAGTATTTGAGCCATAAGTTAGATGAAGAATTTAAGTTATTCTTACGTTGGAGAGGGTTCAATATTGACAGTGGATTGTTTACATTAGAGTTTAATCCACCACAAAACTTTGCTGCATATCGCCAAAGTGAGTTAGATACAGCCCGTGTTGCTACATTCCAGGCTATGGAAGCGTTCCCATACATGAGTAAGCGTTTTGCTTTAGAACGATTCTTGGGATTGAGTGAAGAAGAAATCAACAAGAATGAGAAGATGTGGCGTGAAGAAAACGGCAAAGATACTGATGTTGAAGCGTCAAGCAGTGATTTGCGTAACATTGGTGTTAGTGCAGGAGATATTGATGCTGATTTAGAAACAGCAGATAATATTGAAAATGCACCAGAAGAGGGTGCGGAGGCAGGTGGTCCAGAAGTTGCTGGCCCAGTTGGCACTGCTGGAAATGCTCCTGGTGGAATGCCTGCACCAGCAGGTAATGCAATGTAAGATAAATACTATTCTATGAAATTGTTTGAAATGTTCAATCCCGCAGTAGAAGGTTATCAGGACTTAAGTGCTGATAACAGTAAACCTAAGTGGAAAGAAAGCCGTAAAACAAAACTAACACTAAGACAGATACGCAAACTTAGAAAAATGTTAGATGTTCGTAATTTTGAGAAAGCAAAGTATATCAAAAAAGTACACGAACAATATGGTGTTAAGCCCGAAGCAGGCGCACCAGCAGCGTAAAATTTCTATATCTCTCCTAAAAATGTAAAAAATGCTATCTTATTGAGCATTTTTTGATTATACAGCATAAGTATAATACAAAGCCATTTCTAATAGGAGAAAAACAATGGACCACAAAAAATTTGAAACACTTATTGATTTGATTATCAATGAGAATGAAGAACAAGCACGTGCATTATTCCACGATATCGTAGTTGAAAAAAGCCGCGAAATCTATGAAGATATAATGAACGATGAGATGGATGAAGGCATGGACGCCCCAGGCGGTCAAGTAGGTCAGATGATGGACGAAATCAGTGCTGAAGAAGAAGGCATGACCGAAGAAGAAGATGAAATCGACTTTGATGATGACGGTGATGAAGATATCATTGACATCGAACATGACGGTGAAATGGATCACGATGAAGAAGGTGAAGAAGATCGTTTAGTAAGCATTGAAGATAAGTTAGACCAATTGATGGCTGAATTTGAAGAAATCATGGGCCATGAAGAAGGCGAAGAAGAAATGGCTGCTGACGATGACATGGCTGCTGCTGATGATGAAGAAATGGCTGCTGATGACGAAGAAGCAATGATGGAAGCAATTACTTTGAAGAAAGTATCTGTTACACATGGTGACAATGGTCAAAACACAAAAAGCACAAGTTTACAAAACAGTGGACAAGCTGGAATGGATAGTCGTCCAGTAAAATTCAGTGGCGCTAGCGAGACAGTTCCTACAAGTCCAAAAGGACCTAGTAACTTCTACTCAAAAGGCGAGACTCAAGTAAAAGACGCTAACAACTGGAAAAATGCTCCAGCACAAGCAAATGCAGACTTAGAGAAGGCTCCGGCCCCAACAAAGTCACAGGCTAGTGGCACTAATACAAAGAGTCCAGTTGCTGAATCACGTAAAGTACGTAAATAAAGGAATCTGAGAGAATGGCTTTGTATCTCAAGGAGCACTTAACTTTCGACCGTGCTAGCATAGTTGTTGAAAGTGTAAGTGAAGGCGATAAGAAGAACCTTTATATGAAAGGTATCTTCATTCAGGGCGGGGTAAAGAACGCAAACGAGCGTATTTACCCTGTTTCCGAAATCGAATCCGCTGTACAAACATTAAACGAACAGATTACAGAAGGTCATTCTGTATTAGGTGAAGTAGATCACCCAGATGACTTAAAGATCAACCTAGACCGTGTATCACATATGATTACTCAAATGTGGATGGATGGTGCTAACGGGTTCGGAAAGTTAAAGATATTACCAACTCCAATGGGGCAATTAGTTGCTACTATGTTGGAGAGTGGTGTCAAACTCGGCGTTTCAAGTCGTGGAAGCGGTAACGTGGACGACATGAGCGGCAAAGTAAGTGACTTTGAAATAGTCACCGTGGATATTGTTGCACAACCAAGTGCACCTAATGCTTATCCAAAAGCAATATATGAAGGCATGATGAATATGCGTCATGGTCATAGATTGTTGGATTTAGCAAAAGATGCTCAGGGCAACAAGAAAGTAGAGAAATACTTGAAAGAGGAAGTAATGCGCCTCATCAATGATCTCAAAATTAAATAAAGGGGAAACAGCATGTTTGATGCTATCAAGCCATTACTTGAAAGTGGACTTATTAACGAAGATGTAGGCCAGGCTCTTAATGAAGCATGGGAATCTAAGTTAAATGAGGCACGTGAGCAAGTACGTGTTGAATTACGTGAAGAATTCGCACAACGTTATGAACATGACAGAATCGTGATGGTTGAAGCCCTAGATAAAATGGTTACAGAAAGTTTATCAGAAGAAATTTCCGAATTTCAATCTGAAAGACAAGCAATGAACGAAGACCGCGTACAGGCTAAACAACAATTGCGTGAAAGCGCAGTTAAATTCAATAATTTCATGGTTACTAAACTAGCCGAAGAAATTAAAGAATTACGTTCTGAACGTAAACTACAAATGGAAAGTCAGCAAAAACTTGAGCAATTTATTGTTCATGCTTTAGCACGTGAAATTAAAGAATTCACACAAGACAAACAAGCAGTTGTAGAAGCAAAGGTTAAGTTAGTTGCTGAAGGTCGTCAACAACTTGAAGCATTGAAGTCACGTTTTGTGACCGAATCTGCTAAGAGATTGAATACCGTTGTAACATCACATCTTAAGGGTGAATTAGGTCAGTTGAAGGAAGATATCAAGATTGCTCGTGAGAACAATTTTGGACGTAGAATATTTGAAAGTTTTGCAAGCGAGTTCAGTGTTACTCATTTAAATGATAAGGCTGAAACACGTAAACTAATGAATGCTCTACAATTGAAAGACCAACAATTAGCCGAATCTATCAACGTAATCAATCAATCTAAGAAATTGATTGAGACAAAGGAACGTGAAGTTCGTATCATTAAAGAGTCTAATCAGCGTGAAAAAATGATGAGTGATTTACTTGCTCCATTAAACGCAGAGAAAGCATCTGTAATGAAGGACTTACTAGAAAGTGTGCAAACACCAAAGTTGCAAAGCACTTTCGA